TTCCCCATGTGTCGCTGTTGCGTACGCATTCAAGAAATTCGTGCCCGGCAAAAGTAATGTCACATATATCGCTGAATATCCACGCGCCGTCCGCGCCTACCTTCACGCAACGATTGATAAGCCCCGCGTCGCTTAACATGCGAACGGCGTAGAGCACAGTTTCTTCCGAATGTTTTTTGAAACGGCCGTCTGATTTTATTTCATAAGGATCAATACTGCTGCTTACCATTCTTCCGTCAACACACTCAACTTTAAGCGCGGTTTCCAGATAAAGCAGTACGCCGCGCAATACGTCAATATCAAGGCGCATAATGGGTTACTCGCACCACCTTACGGTAGTAAATAAAAAGCCCCGAATAACCGGGGCTTTTGTACTGTAGTTTTTAAGCGGCTTGCTTTTTCTTCTCCCAAGCGGCTTTGTAGGCGTTTAGGGATAGTATGTTTGCGCCTAAATCGTCGTTTGGGTCGTCGCGCTGTAATGGGTCGTCTTCCCAATCACAAACAGAGCATATCTCATACTCGCCCTCTTCCTTAAATGCTATTTCTCCGCAACATGGGCATACGATTTTTTTATCCATTAGAATCCACCTCCTTCAAACCGCATTTTTCTGCGTCTTTCTTTTTGAGCTTTTCGAACCTTGCTTGGCCCCCACGTAGCGGCATCAGTGTTTTAATATTCTTGCCAGATGCACCTGTGGCGTAGTCTTGGTTTTTTTTATTCCACCGGACAATCTTTCCATCGTTCGTTTCGTATCCGTCGATGTCTCCGCCAACTTCTTGCTGTAAAAGACTGAGTGCTCTTTCCTCATACTGCTCTTCCGTTAAATTCGTATAATGTCCCTCGCGCTGACGTTTTTTATGATGTTGCTTTCGCGATTCACCTTCAAAGCCAGAGCCAAAGGTATTTTTGCTGGTTGCATTTCCACTTTCTTTATCGGATTCTCCACTGCCTTTCGGATAGCGTCCGCTACCGGGGCCGCCGTCGTTTTGCTCTACTATGGTACACTCTCCGTCCGCATCCTTACATATATCATTGTTGCCAACTATAATAGTATCATTGTTTACGTCGTTTGTCAATACCGCATCGTCTGATAACTCACGGTTATTCAACAGTTTAAGCGATTCCGCGAACGGCGGAAACACATTACCGTCTATGCTGTCCGGCTCCACCCAGAACGGTTCTGACATTTCACCATCGTTACATTTCGGCTCGCCTTCGTATTCCGTACACAGGAATATATGCGGCTGTCCGTACTGATCGTCGAGTCCTTTGAGTTGCCCAAGCCGTTTCAGGTTCATCGGCGTTATGCCAAATTCTTCCTGCGTCTCGCGGATCGCCGCCTGCGCCGGTGTTTCGCCTGGTTCAATGTGTCCGCCTGGACCGCAGAGCATCCCGGATTCGTTACGGACACCGGCAAGGACTTTGCCTTCTTTTAGGACAAGGACGCCGACGGAACCGCTCTCAACATCCGCATCGCCCCTGCTGTCTGGTACAGGGGCTTGCTTAGGGTTTGCGGCTTTTGCCGCCGCCTCCGGCTCGCCAACGGGCTGCTCGTCAGTTCCGGGCTGCGGTTCTGTACCTTCCGCCACCTGCTCCGGTTGCGGCTCCGGCATGTTCCAAAGCTCCTCTTCCGGAAGATCGTCAAGCATCTCCTCTACCGAGAATTCTTCCTCTGCCGCAAGCGCTCTTCTGACTTCCGTCGGGTCGAGTGCGCCCATGTCAACGTATATCTGCGCCATTTGCGCTTTGATTTGCCGTCTCTGTTCCTTTTGAAGGTCAAGCGCCGCCTGTTCAGCTTCGCTCAAAGACCACATCGGATTGAACGTCAGTTCAATGTTCGGTTCTTCCTCAAGTTTGCCCTGCCTCAGCCCGCTACGCGTGATAACGCCGAGTAACGTTTTGAGATTGTTACGAAGCATGAGCTTCTGTATCCGCTCGATATAGTTGTAATAGTTTTCCAGGTCGCTTTCGCCGGTGGAGTTCTGCCCGGCCGGTGAACGCCCGAAAAGGATGGTCTGCGGGATATTCGTAACCGCTGAAAGCATGTTACACGTCGTGTCGATAACATCTTTCACGCCCGCAAAGCTCATCGTTTTGAAATCATAGCTTTCACCCTCAGCGTCAATGGCGATGCTGTTCAGGACGCCCCGCGCCATGTCGATAACCTGGAGACGTTTGATAACCTCTTCCTCTCCGCCTTCCTTCATAAGGGTAGTTACCAAATCTTTCATGGCGTAGATAGCCTGCACCGAGCGTTCGAGCATCTTTACGCCTGTGCTGTGGGAAGTAACAGCCTCACGGAGTTCGCGGGCTATGCGGACATATTCCGGAATGCCCCAAAATCGGAAATTTGGCTGCACGGTTCGTTCAGGCAGAATCCCATTACGGAATATCAGACAGCGGCTTTCATGCACCCAGAAATGCCCGTAAAGACTGTTTACCTGATAATATTCCGGCATTCCAAACCTGCGCGCCGTTTGTCTTGTCGGGTCGAGCAGATTATTGTCATACATGACGCTGTAATCCGGCGTTACGGTCGAGCGGTCGAATACGCAGATTTCCTCAATATTCCGGATGCGCTGCCAATTCAGCGGTTCGTCGATGCCGCGCCCGTCGTCGATGAGCATAACGCCGATTGCGCCGCCGTAAAGCCGCGCCCACTTGATTGCCGTCGAGGCTTTTTCTTCCCATTCCAATCTGTCAAGCATGTCGGCTATGTATTTCTCAACATCCGGGCTTTTCAATCCGAGCGTGAAACCGTGTTTGACAGCCTCTTCCGCCGGGGCGTCTATGATTTTGGAAAACAGTCCGTTTGTCTCGTATTGAAGCGTGAGGGTAATATCAAGAACATAACCGTCGCTGTTATATTCGTAGGCGGTTGAACTGTCACGTTGCGTACCGTATTTGGTAAGCATGTTTACATAGCCGTCACTTCGGTACTGCTTCGCCGGACGGTCGGCGGAATCAGCTCGCGCCGTGACTGCCGGCAGGTTGACAGACCCCGGCCGCTGCGTCTCAGGTCTTGTCCTGCGCAGCTTTTCTTTGATTGCTTCAAACAATTTGGCCAAGATTGTCACCTCGTTTTATTGTCGGATTAATGAACGCGGGTTGCCATTTCGGGCATAAAAAAAGCCGCGTATGCGGCACTTGTGGTGTTGCTTTCGTATTCAAACGGCCACCTTGTAGTCACAGTACTTTTTATTGAATATCTTGACTCTCCGTCTTTTCATACTACAATAATGCTAAGGACATCGAGGGCAGAGTCGTCTAGGACGTAGCCGCAAGGATGAAAGTCATGTGGCGTCTGTTGGGGTGTCCTTTTTTACTCATTTGCAAGCCAGCTTTTCACTGAGTTCGGATGATCCTTGAAAAACGTTACAACCGACATCCTTGCTCCTTTCTTTTTTCCAATCATCACGTCAGCAACGTAGGCATACCCTGATGCCTTGTCTTGCATGATGAAACCGATTCTCGTTTCTCCGTGTTCGCCAGTTTTGTTTAATTTCTTTGCATCGTCGAAATTCTCAATCATCTTGGATAGTCTTCCCCAGTCAGAATCTTTCAAGTCAGGATGCTTGTTGCTTGAATGGCGTACAGCATCGGAAAGAACCTCTACACGCGCATCACCAACATCAACGCCAGTTTTTTCCTTGATCCGGTCGCGTGTTTTGTTGCTGATTTTTTTGCTCACAACATGGGTTTGTTTTTCGTCTTTGTTTTTGATAGCAGACGAAGCAAAACTGACAAGTTCTTTCTTTTCAGTGAAGCTTTTGACGGCTACCTCTTTTGACTGTCCTTTTTCGATTTTCACGCGAGCGCCGTTTACGGTTATCCAGTTTTCTTCCTCATCAGCATTTGATTCTACCAGTTTGTAGTCACACGATGTAAGCCTTGCGCGGCCTTCGCCCAACCGTCGGTAGAACTCCCTAACGGATTCCATCTGTTCCCGCCGCCGTTGTTTCAGGTACAGACGGCATGCGTCAAGAAAAGAGCCTATGTCCATCCCGCCGCGCATGTCCGCAGAGAGGCAAACCGCGATTTCTTCAGGGATTACCTTGATTTCTTCTCCCGTCAAATCACACGCCTCCTCTCAGGATATAAGGGCTTTAAGATTAAAACTGCCCCTGTCGTTGTAATATGCGTTTGCCTGCGTCAGGGCGTCCACCTGATCATCGTAGGTTCCCGACGGGAACGCCGACAACTCCTCGATAAAGTCATGCGTCCACGGCGCAACGGACGCATCGGGGATGTAAACATTGCCCGCTTCAACCGCCGCCGTCACCGCGTGTGCGCGTACTACCTTGCCGCCCAGAGGTTTAACCGGAGTAAGCCCGGAGATTTCTTTTTTCAGCGCGTCTATGACTGCTGTTCCGTTGGCCGCGTCTTCAATAAGTTTGCGCGTGGTCTGCTTCCACTTCGCGGATAAGCCGCGGACGGCCTGAACGGTCTCAGTAAAAGTCATGCGCCCGCGCACCTGGTCAAGCAAATAGCGCCGCGCGGGGTTTTTACTACTCCGCGCCCAAACCTGGCCGACAACGTAATCGCTTGTTTCAGCGTCTTTAAACGCGCAATCCCACGATTGCAGGAAGTCGAAAAGATCATCGGGCATGACGCTAAACCGTTGCCACCATTCGCGCTTGAAAAGACCGCCTTCACCCGGACTTGGGCGCTGTTGATAAAGCGCCGCCCATTCGTAACTTCCGATTGTCGCCTTGATTTTCATCAATTCGCCGCAACTGTATTTATCCGGCCAAAGCGCCGCGCCCTCTTTGCGGATGTCGCCGGGATTTCGCGTTTCCGGTTCGCAAATGGCCGGCAGACTCAATACCTCCCACTGATCGGAAGCCGGGTCTTCCTTCGCCAGTTCCATGAGCCGCCCGGCAAGATCGTCTTCGTGCCAGCGGGTGAGCGTTACTAAAATCGCGGCTTCCTTTTCCTGCCGCGTGTATAGCGTGGATGTATACCAATCCCATAGTTTATTGCGGTAGGTCGCGCTGTTGGCTTCCTCGCGGTTCTTTATAGGATCGTCGATGATACAATTATGCACTAAAACGCCATTAGCGAAAAAGTTATGATTTATGTCTGTTTGAATATCATATACAATTCTTTCGCCTGTTGAAAACTCAACCCTTTTAACTCTGACGTTTTGTGTATTATGATATGGCATCTCGGACATAGTGTTATTAGATTTTCGTCCGAATTGTTGTGCTTGTTCCCGTCCATATGGTGAATCAAAAGCCCTGCGGTTTCCGTCTCGCATAGATGACAGGTGTTCTTGTCCCTCTCTTTTATTAAGTTCCGCTTTTTCTTGAATTCCGCCTTGTATTCCTGTCCGTGCCTGTAATTTGAGTTCCCACTTGCGGTCATGTGAATGGAATGAGCCTTGTTTTTGCATTCTACCGTACAATATGTGCTGTTTGCGTTTATTGGGTAAAACATACCGTCGCATATCGGACATTGACGCATTTTTTCGGCTCTGTTTTCGGCAACCCTCGCGGCAATCTGTTTCTTTTTGCAAGTGGCGGAGCAATATGTTTCCCCGCTTTTCAACTCTTTTCCACATCCTGTGCAATGCCTTAACGCAAATCGTTCCAAGTTTTTTGCACGATTCGCGCACTCTTTCGAGCAGTATGTTTTCGTAATACCAAGCCTCTGCTGTTTGTTTCTCACATAGTTGTATATTCTGTAATTCGCACCACAAAGGTCGCAAATCATATCTGTGGAGTTCTTTGATGTCATCTCCGGCAAGGACGTGTTGCGCTTCGATATAGCCTTTCCCTTTGATGTAGATTCTATGGTCGATTGTGCAGGTGATTTTCCTACCACTTTCGGTCGTGATTGTAACAAATTCATATTTGACGCTCCTTTTACTTGCAACAATAGGCTCTACATCTATTATGCCATGTAAATGATTATACGTCAAGATTGGGTGCCGCAATCGTTCTATTAGATGAGATATTTCTTTTTCCCCATACTGCGTAGCTATCATAGTTCCTGCTGGTAGGCAGTAATCGCATCCCATGCCGGTTATACCGCCGCCCACACCCGCGCCCCGGTATGTCCCTCTATGTCCTACTATCTCAAAAATGTCTGAATTGCGTAAATATGAACCGCCCGCCACCGTACGAATATTCTTCCCGTACAATGCTGTTTGCGGAAAAACTTCACCGTATTGCGTGCTGTCGATTATGCGCTGAACGTCGCGGTTCATGCGCTGCGCAAGGTCTGCGCTGTAGCTGGCTGCTATTATTGCCGCGTCCGGGTTTCTGCCGAATATGAACGCCGGGAGTTTCCTACTGACAAGTTCGGATTTCCCATGACGCGGCGGCATGAACACCATAAGCCGCCGAATTTCCTTTGCTACAAACCGGTCAAGGTATTCACAAAGCAGGGCGTGATGCCAGTTCATCTGATAGCGATGATCGGTATAAAGGGCAAAATCGGCAAGCGACCGGCGGGCGAGTTCAGCCCGTATGCGTTCGCCGTTAAGTTTTTCGATCATCGGCGAGCCTTGCCAGTTTGCGGAGTTCATCTGTCGTTAATTCCGCATAAGGGTTGCTTTCGACGGTAACTCTGGTACTTATCGTTTCTTCCGGCTTATCTCCCGCCCTGTCTAAAATCTCTCTTGCGGCCGCAAGCTCTACCGCAGAGTTTCCGCAGGACATAAGTTTTTCGAGTTTAAGTACCGCCTTTTGAGCTTTTGACTTGTACATCCTGTGCCGCGCCGCCGCCGCTTTTTCCAACTCGCGATCATATAATTTCTGAAAAGTCGGGTTGTTATTTATCCAGTCAGATACTGTCGTTTCATTAACCCGAACCTCCTCTGCAATCTCTTTTTGAGTAAGCCCCTGATATACAAGCATTTCAATGGCTTTTTTATGCCTTGTTTGCAGCCTGAATTCTTCGGAATTCTTCGGGTTTTTCATCATGGATTTTTCCTTTCCGCCGTTTCCCCCTTTCCGCAGAAAATAAAAAAAGCCGCAACGCGGAAATTCGCGAGCGGCTTAATATAATCTCGTATGCACACGTGTACTACGGCAATAAGCATACACCAAAAGCGCACCGTAAAAGCGCATTTTTTTTGAAAATGAATATTTTTTCGTTGCATTAAGCCGCTGTTGCCCCCGTTCCGTATAAAAATACTGACATTCGCCCGACCAGACGATTCCTATTGCGTTTCACTGTGCTGGGGTCACAGGAAAATATGACCGAGATATCGTCAGTGCTTTTTTCCTCAAAATATTTCAGACGGATAATTTCTTCATATGGGTCGCCAGCTATGACGCCAAGCGCCCGGTCGATCTCCGCGATTTCAGCTTCGCTTTCCGCTATTTGCGCCTCAATGTCATGAATAAGCGCGTCCTTGATTTCATCGGGCGTGAGCCGTGTTCCTGATTTCAGTAGACCGATAACCATTTTGCTTTTATCGGGTAAACCGTGCTGTTGTATTTCATGAATTTTCTCGCGGTCGTTCGCTATTTTCAATTTTAAGACGGGATAGGCGTACAGCCTTTTTTCCGTGGCGGTGAACGCATCCTTTACCTGACGCTCCGTCGCCATGCGCTGAGTGGTTGCGGCGACTTGAATTATTTCCGTCAACGTGTCCCTCACATGTTGCTTGTCAGCCGCGCATTGTTCGGCGACCGCCCTTTGAATAATTTCTTCGAGGTCAAAAAATTCCATGTCAACGCATTCGGTTTGATTTTCCATATCTATCCTTACTAGTTTCTGTACAGTACCGGGATGCCAAATACTTTTGCCCGCGCGATTTCTGTTTTCATTCCAGCGCTGATGGTTTTGCCAAACACCCAAAGGGCATCGCATTTACTCAAGAGGATTATGCCTAATTCAAGAGCTTTTGCCCGTTGTTCAGAGATTT